GAAGATTGAGGACTTAAAACCAATTGTCCTCAGGATTGATGCCGCAATTGAAAAATTATCTGAGGTAAATACTACAGTTAGCAGAATGCTTGCTGTACATGAAGAAAGAATTACTAAGCAAGAAGAGGTTGACTCTATACTCTTTGCAAAGATTGACAAACTCCGTGATAAAATGGACTCAGATCATGACCGTGTGTTGTCAAGATTACGTGGACTAGAGAAGAGAGTATGGATGGCAGTTGGTGGTCTTGCTGTTATGACCTTTGTCTTCAATAATAATGGGATTGTGAGCAAGATATTGACACCAGCACCAGAACCACCTACAATACAGAGAGGTGCTGGTAGTTAATTGAATGGATTTCATTGATATTAAATATATCAATCTGATATCATCTAGATTCCCAAAGTTTAAAAAGGTAAAACCACATCTTTATAATTTTAGGTGTCCTATATGTGGTGACTCACAGAAAAACAAGAATAAGGCACGTGGTTATCTTTACAGGATAAAGAACAATACCAACTACAAGTGCCATAATTGTGGCGTCAATATGTCATTCAATAATTTCTTGAAACAGATTGATCCTGAGAGTCATAAGCAGTATGTGTTTGAAAAGTTTAAAGATGGTCATGCTGGAAAGAATTTTCAAACAGAAGAACCAGAAGATATTTTTAAGAAACTATCAACTAAACCTGTATTTAAGAAGGCAGTGATTGACTTACCATCAGCATTTTCTGTTGAAAAATCAAAGCACTACTTGAATAGTAGAGCAATATTTGATGGTAAGTTTTATTATGCTGAAAACTTTCAGGAATTTATTAATACTATCAAACCTCATTCATTTGAAGATACTACATATGGTGAGGAGAGGATTGTTATTCCTCTTGTTAGGGATGGAAAACTTATTGGGGTTCAAGGAAGAGCACTCTCTTCAAACCCTATTAAATACTTAACCATCATGTTTGATGAAGATGCCCCTAAAATTTATGGACTTGACACAATTGACACAAAAAACACAGTTTACATTACTGAAGGACCGTTTGACTCAACGTTCCTTTCAAACTCAATTGCTATGTGTGGAGCTGATCTTGTTCAGCGTGATTGGGGGATTGGCAATTGTTGCTGGGTATTTGATAACGAACCCCGTAATAGAGAAATTACAAGAAGAATCAGTGGTGCCATTGACAGAGGTGAAAAGGTAGTTATCTGGCCAAGCAACATCAGAGAGAAGGACATTAATGATATGGTCCTTGCTGGACATAAAGTTCAGAACCTAGTACAATCAAACACATATAGTGGTTTACAAGCAAAACTTAAATTCAACACCTGGAAAAAGATATGAGTAATGGCACTAAAGTAAAAAAGAGGGATGGAAGAATTGAACCTCTTGACCTAGATAAGATGCATCTGATGGTTGAAGAGGCAACCACAGGTCTTGCAGGGGTCTCTGCTAGTCAAGTAGAGATGACATCTGGTATCCAATTTTATGATGGAATTACCACTGCAGAAATCCAAGAAATTCTTATCAAGAGTGCTTCTGATCTTATTGACTTAGATCATCCTAACTATCAGTTTGTTGCTGCTAGACTGCTTCTCTTTGCCATCAGGAAGCAAATGTATGGCAGAATGAGAACTCTACCCTCTTTGATTGATCATATCACTGAGAGAGCATATCAAGATGTTTATGATAAAGATATCTTTATCAAATACTCTAGAGAGGAAATTCAAAAGGCAGAAACCTATATTGATCATGAGAGAGACTTCTTGTTCACATATGCTGGTCTAAGACAAGTAGTTGATAAATATCTTGTCCAGGATAGGAGTAATGGCAAGGTGTATGAAACACCTCAGTTCATGTACATGATGATTGCTCTGACAATTTTCAGAGACTATCCAAAAGCAACTAGAATGTCATACGTTAAGAGGTACTATGACGCCATCTCCAAACACAGACTCAACATCCCAACACCAATCATGGCAGGGGTCAGAACACCCTTGCGTCAATTTGCATCTTGTGTTCTCGTTGATGTTGATGACTCCCTCG